GTGCTATAAATGGAATATCTAGCGTTATTTCAGGAATAACAGATGCTTTGAACTCTGATATGGATATGGAGCCGACAATCCGACCAGTACTTGATCTGTCCGCTATAACAAGTGGCGCTGATGAAATTAACGGATTGCTTTACTCGAAAAGATCGATCGAATTAGCCGGAAAAACTGGAATGGGCATGAATAATTTGGCTTCTGATAATCAAAGTAACATCATATTGGACAACGATAATGTGGTTAAAGCGATAGGAGAACTTCGCAACGACATGTCTGTTTTGGCTAATACAATGAGTAAATTAAAGATCGTGATGGATACTGGCACATTAGTTGGAGCCCTAGTAGGTCCTTTAGATTCTTCTTTTGGGCAACGAG